GTCAAGAAAAATCGTTCGACAAAAATGTCCTCTGACAGTTGCATCTTTTCAAATATGTATAAAAAATGTACAATGAGAAGATACTAATTTAAGAGGTATTTTATGATTGTATTTAATATTAAGAAAATTCGTGAAAAACAAAATATAAGTATAAGAAAATTAAGTCATATGACAGATATATCCCGCACATATTTGAGTAACTTAGAGAACAATAAGCGTGTAAATCCTACATTATCCGCACTTTATTCTATTGCTACTGCGTTAAATGTAGATGTTAAAGACTTGTTTTATTCTGATATAGAGTTGAGTAAATTGAAGAAAGAAATGTACAAAAGAATGGACAAGTACGGCATAAATTCGCCTGAGGCGTTGGAAATCAGCCAGATAATAGATCTGCTAATAAATATAGATTTGAGGAAGCTATAATGCTCCCTCAATTTTATTTTTTATGTATTCATCTATCTTTTTACTTTGCTCTATTATCTCTTCATAACTGCTACTGTTTTTTATCATTAGTTCAAGCTTTTTTACTTCTTCCATAGCTTGTCCCTCCTAATTCTATTATAGCAAATATACTATGCGAAATCTGTCGAATCGTGCAAAAAAAGACTATTGCTAGCCTTTTTTAAACTTTCACTTCATCTAAATTAAATTCTTTCGGAAGATTTATTTTCATCTTTTTGTTTTTTCTATACTTATAATCTAATATAGTAACGCCCACAATTTTTTTAGTCTTTATGTCTTTTCGGATTAATATTCCTTCTTCTATTTCATTTGTAATCGATGGCGTTGGTTTTCCTATGCTTAAATACAGAATATCATCTTCCTTGTCATAATTAGATATTATTGTTGTAGTTAAAGTAGACACAGTCGCCACCTCCTTTACCTATTTCATCAGAGTAGAAACTTGTAGTAACATGTGCACTTCTTTTGTTATTATCATTATATTCAACTATTACATTATTGTACTGAGAAATTTCTTTTTTATTCGTCTTTCTAATAAAATGTAACCTTTTTTCAGGAAAAGTTTTTGCTTTATATACTATTGTAGGTTTTTTAATGGTTTCCTCTATTTCTTTTTCGTGTCCTTGCATCTCTGGATGATTAACAATTATATGATTATTAAACTTCTCCATCGTTAGTTCTACTGTTATTTCATTTACAGCACTTACTGTTTCGAATACAAGTTTATTCTCTTTCTCCTCCATTCTCGTTTTCCCCTTCACTCTTATTTATTGCTTTTATATCTATATTTATCTTTCTATTTCTCTTTTCGTATTCTTCAATTGCTTTATTCAACATTATACTAGTTAGTTTTGCTTGTTCTGGGCTGAAAACGATATCACATAAATTAAGTGTTTCATCTTTACTTTTGTAATCTATATTTAACTTTATATCTATTCCTGTTACTTCCACTCCTGTTGCATTTGTGTAATAAATTCTTTTTTCTTTATCCATAATAATCTCCTCCATATATTATTATATCACAAAATTAACATAAAATCAAAATGTTTATTATGATGTACAATAATATTATCATTAATATAGAAAAAGTCAACACTTTTTGTTTAATTCTTTTAAACTACTGAATTTCGATTTTTCCCTTAAAATAGCCAAAAAATCGGCTCACGAGGTTGCGATTTAAGGCGTTTTTATTTTTAAGACATATACTTTTATGCCTTGAAAACAGCCATTTTAAGCATAAAAAAAGGGGTAAGCCAAAACTGACTTACCTTAGCTTATTTTAATTTTTGATTTACTAATTTTTGAATAGCATCATAGTTATATCCCGCTTCTAATAGTTTTTGTTTTCGTTCAGGGTTGTTCCCCCATTTTCCCTCAATAACTTCATTAGCTAATTCTTCATTGCTTTTAGTTGTAGATGATTTGCCAGATAGAATTTCATTAACTTTGTTTTGTACTTCATTATATAACGAGCCAAGTTTTTGTTTTCTCTCTTCTCCATTGCCATATTCTCCTGCAATTACTTTTTGTGCTAATTCTTCTATTGAGTTTGTTGTTTGTGGCGTCTCTACACTTGCAATTACATTTTTTATTTCTTCTAATGGGAAGTTATCTCCTGGACAACTTGTAGATGTTATCTCTCTATGTCCTTTTATCCATTTAATGTCATATCTTGATTTAATGTCTTTTACTAATTCGATTATAGCTTGTTTTTGTACATCTGACATAGTTTCTTCACTAAAGTTACCTTCAGCGCAGATTCCTATACTTGTACTATTAACCCCAGGGCAATGAGCTCCTGCCATATTTTCTGGTCTGCCTCTATATACAGAACCATCCTTTCTTGCATAATAGTGGTATCCTATTCCTGCCCATCCTTTGCTTTTATGATAGTTATGTATTACTTCAACACTCTGTAATACTGATACTCCAGAATGATGAAGTGCTATTCCTTCAACTTTTTTCATTGGAGAATTATTACTATTAAATTGTAAATTAGTTTCTATTATTTCCATTTATTTTTCCTCACTTTCATTCTTATTCTCTTTTAATTGTGTTCCAAAATAAAAAGCAATGATCATTAGATATATTTCTTTAATGTCAAATCCTTGTGCTATTGATAAGTAGCACACAACTAATGTTAATAATATTGTTACTATGCTTTTCACGTTAATTAATTTTGCTAATTTTTCTTTCATATTACCTCTCCTTTCTTTTACAATACTTCTCTCTTTACTAATTCTTCCCATTTATTATGCACATACGAATTTCCATTAAGCTTTGTATATTCTTCATATACCTCATACGCTCTCTTTTTTTGAATCTCTGTTTTAGGTTGTCCCGCTTCGATTTCAGACAAGAAATCTGTTAAATAAGTTTTATCGTTTTCAAGTCTCACTTTATCGATGTCTATTTTTAATTCCTTAATTTTATCTATTTTTTTATTTTGATAACAATTTACTACTAATGTTGCCGTGCTAGGTATTATTGCTATACAAGCTAATATTATTTGTATCATCTTTTATTTTTCCTTTCTTTTTATGCAGTTCTTTTCCACATATAACAAGTAATATAAGGTTGTAGTAATGATAATGAAGTAGAACCTGCTGAATTTGTAGTTTGTTGTCCTGATGCAGAAATTGTATGAGTATGCCCTTGACCTCCACCAGTTTTGCCTCCGTTGTACTCGCTAAAATGTTTAGCACTCGACCAATTTACAACAATTTGATCTGCTTCGGCTGAAGAGTCTCCATTGTTAGTTGTTACTTTTACACCTAGATCATGAGCATGTGAAGGTATCTGATTTACTGTCAATGCAGTGCTACCTGTGTTTCCGTTATGGTTATGACTAGCTATTGTGTGAGTATGCGACATATTGACTGTTTTTGAACCTCCAGTTTTTTCAACTGCGTTAAAATCACTATCAGATGCATTTATTCCAACAGGTACTCTTCCAGCGCCCCAAACAACCCAAGTCCCACCAAATAGATTAGAAGGGTTCGTGTTATTAACTGACATGTAGATGCTGCCAATAGGATATATCTTTTTTAATATTTGTTTAAATGGTTGCACTATAATCCCCCCTTACTACGAAATCTAACACATCATCGACTTCTAGAGACCAATCCGTCGTTGTTTTTATTTTGTTGCTTATGCTATCTGCTGTTCCAACTTCTTGATAATGTCCATCTGTTCCACTTGCGTCAGAACTTAATGCTAGTCGTTCTCCATTCAAATACACATCTAGAACCGCTTGTCCGACTTTGTAATAGCAAGGTATTGTTACTTCTGTCCCTGCAGCAATTGCAGATGTAATTTTAAGTTGATATTTATGTTCAATATTATTGTTTATTGCAGAATCTATATTATCTTGAAATGTATCAAAAGTTTCTTTGTTTAGCTTAGTAACATCGTTCTGAAAATTAATTTTTTCCATTTATTCTGTCCTCCATTTCATTTATTCTTTTTTGCATTTGTTCTATTATTTCTTGTTGTTCTTGTATTGCCTTTGTCAATGTAGCAATTATCGGCAATTCGTTAATGTAATATCTTTCTTCTATATTTCTATCTTTGTCTTCAGGTCTTTTTATAACAAAATTAGGATCTATTTGTTCCATATCTTGTGCTATATAGCCTATTTTATAATGCTTACCATCATCTTTCTTGTCAAATTCTTTATGTTGAATCTTCTCGATGATGTCTAATGCTGAAGTTGTACAGTCTTTAATATTGCCTTTTATTCTTCTGTCTGACGATATATTGTCTGCATATACATTTCCTTCTACATTCAAGTTTCCCCAAATATTAGCGGTACTTCGAACATATACGTCAAAACTTACCTTGTTAGAGTTATTTCCTAATAAAACTGTTCCACCCATTACGTGAAAGCTTCCGTCATCTTGCATCAGTACATATTTATTACCATTTCCAACTTTAAAACTATTGCTTCCTCCAACATTGCGATAAAAACTTATCGAATTTAGTATACTAAATGCTCCATAAGAGGTGTCGCCCTCTGGAATAATTGACATTATTGTTTTTCCCGAATTACTGTCCTCAAATGTTATTCCATTAAAAGCATTGCCATAAATTCTTACATTGCCACTTTGTATTCCACTTTCCATTCCAGCCAAAACCAAGTCACAATAATTTAATACAAGTTTTCCGAAGAAATCGTCTGCATTCTCAGCTCCCATATGAAAGTCTTTAAGGTATAATATTGGATGAAATTTGCCGTCTGTCGTCTTTATTCCCCAAGCCATTCCATTATTGATATCTTGATTATATTCGCCTTCCACAGAAAAACTAATATAACTGTTGCTATTCTCTTTATTTACACCCATCTCTCCAAATACCGTAGAACCATCACTTTCGCAAAAATGTTGTCCTTCTTTATCTAAATACATTAGAACTTTTTTGTTGTCATCTAAGACTGCAAAACTTGCATTATTCTTTATTAACATCATTTGTATGTATTCTGCTATTTTGTTCCATGCAATTTTGACATGTTCGAAATTTTGTTCTACTTTTGTTCCAAATTCTTCTTCATTAACTTTTTTGTTTACTTCTGTCATTATATTTGTAGATGTTTGCTCTAATTTTGTTTCTACTTCTACATGAGTGGCAAATGTATCTGTCAAATTACTCTGTACTGCCCATTTTGCATTTATCTTCGCGACATAATCTTTGATTTCTAATGTATTCTCTCCTTTAAGTAAAGGAATCAGAAATTCTCCTAAATTTTCTACTTCTTCATTAGCCTTTATTGTTCCATCTTTATTAATTCTTCTAATAATTTTTGCTGTTCCATTTTTTAGCACATATTCATCGCATGTTGTACCATTTGATCTTAATACTTCAGGGACCAACAAATTATATTCTATTGAATTATTATTCTCATCAGTTACAACTAAGATACCTGTATCTTTGCCTAGATATAAGTCATCACTTAAGTATAAATCATCACTCAATGTCTGATATTTAAAAACTCTGTTATTACCATAAATATGAAGTTCTAATAGATTTCCAGCAATACAATCAGTTAATGTTACTGTTTTTGTTCCTGTTATTTCTCTCGTTAAATCTGCCACTTGAGATACTTTTTGTTTAAGACTGTCTACATCCTGTTCTACTTGAGTTATCTTTTCTTCGTGTTCTGTGTTTTCATTAACTAACTGTTCTATTTTTTGATTTTGTTTGTCTACTAAGATGTATGTTTTATTTATCTTCTTGTCTGTACTATCCGCATATTTATACTCTGTTTCTGTTTCTTCTGGCTCATCAGTATACAATTTTTCAGCAAGTCCATCTTCTAGCTCTATTTCATCATTCAATAGAATTGTTTTATACGTTACCTCATTTAACACAAAATTAAATATGTCACAAGCCTCTAAAAATAATATGCCTTTACTTTTTACATCGAAGATATAAAACTCTAGTGTTTTCAGATAATTAAACATTGCGTCAATATAATCTGATCTATCATTTGTGCTCAATAATTGGCAATCTGATATTCTGTATTCGTGTAATCCGTTAGTGGCAATGCTTTCATTGTCTTTTCTATATATATTGTCGCTTTCTTCGGCTCTGCTAAATACTAAAGAATTAATTATATACTTTTCTCCGATTGTAATATTGTCTTCATCTAAATAACTTTCATCTATATTTTGATTAGTTTCTGTTGGATAAATTAGATATAAATTTTCTCCTTTAAACAATAAAAAGCTACAAGTTATTGTAGCAATTTCATCAAGAATATCTCTGTATGTATAACCTATACCTTTATGCAAAATTGGATCTACTAATTGATTTGAATTTATAAATGTTTCTGGTATGTTAGTTGTATTCCAATTTAATTTTTGACATACCGCAATTAAGTAGTTCCTAACAGTAAGTTTATCTGTAAGAGTTAATTCGTTGTCTATCATTGCCTCTTGCATTTTAGTGTAGGCTAAAATCCTATACGAATTAGTATCTTCTTGCCTTTCACAGCTTTTAACATAGTAAGTATTCAAGTCTATGTAGTTATAAGTTTTTTCGTTTACTTTGACGCCAATCTTTCCAGTTATTTTCGTTTTGTTTGGTATGTATACATTAGAATCTATTTCAATTTGATGCATAATGGTTTTAAACAATGAAGTGTTGAAAGACGGCTTGATATAATTTAAGTCGTCTCCTGTTAAATCTTCATTGTTGGCTTTTAGTTTTACATCAAATTGTCTTGCATAAGTTCGTATATCAATTTTAAAATTATCATTTACATTTATCATTCATAATACTCCCTTTTTTTATTTGATATCACTGCACTACTATAGCCTTCTATTTTTCCTAGATATTTTTGTGAATATTCTTGATCATTAGAATAGCACGACATATTTATTATTTTTTTCTTTATATCAGGATTATAAAATGTTACTTTGTTCTCAGCCTTATTAAAAAGAGATAGGATTACTCCCACCTCTTCATCATTCATTCTTCTAAATGTCATTGTTATTTTAGGGTATATGCCCTTAAGTGTTCCAGAATTATCGCCAGATAAAGACCTTCCAGTATCTTTACCCCATATTTTATGATAGCCAAATTTTGCTTCTGTTAAATATTGAGCCATTTTTATTCCGTCAATTTCTAAACTATCTTTATCTATTAGCATAATTACCTCCCATTAGTAGCAAAAGCTAATTCTTGATTTCTTTTATTCATGCTTCTTTGAATTAGTCTTCCATCCATATAATTATTTAAAACATTGTTGACATTTATCCATTTTCCTATTTCTCTGCCTAATTCTGACATAGCTTGTGGATTTGTTAGTGGAAGTACTCCTTCTTTTCCTGCTTCTCCTGCTATTGCTCCTCCTATATCAACTCCTCTTCCTGGCATATTTACTATACCACCAGTTGCTAATCTAGGTCTAAATCTAGGTATGTATACAGAATTGATTCTAGGGAAGTTCACTCCTGGAACTTTATTTATTGTCGATATAACTCCGTTTAGTCCCCCTAATGCAGTATTAACCAGATATTCAACAGCACTAACTACGAAATTTACTAATTTTGTAATCGCTACTATCGTGTTATCAACAAAATTATTTATTGCAGGTCCTAGAGCATTTATGAACCAAATTATGCTAGTAGCAACTTGAGTTATTGTATCTCCAACTTGTTGAATAATTCTTCTTATTGCCTCAAATATTGATACAACCGCATTTCCCATAGAGTTCACGATTTTAGAAACTGTATTTCCTACACTTGTAACAACATTAGATATTCCATTAAATATTGAATTAAATAAAGAACCTATTGACTTAATAATAGGTGGCAAAACCTCGCCTAATGTTTTTATTGTATTATTTAAACATTCATTCATTGTAATTATTAACGCTATGATTACTGGTGCTGTATCGTTCATAAATTTAGCACAAGCATCTAATATCGTCGGTAAAGTTGCTGCCATTACTATTAGCAATGCACTTATTCCCGCTATTACTACAATGAACGGTAATAATCCAGCAGTCATTGCTGGACCTAACAAAGCAACAGCCCCCATTAAAGCCACAATACTTATTAGAATAGTCGCCATTAAGCCTATTACATCGCTTAAACTCATTCCACTTTTACTAAAAACATCTATTAAATTAGTAACAGTTACTAGTACTAACGCTAATCCTCCAAATATTACGATTGCTCCTGCTATAGATTGCCAAGATGGTGTCAGTAATTGCATTGCTCCAGCAAGCAATATAAAGGTTGCTACTAATTCTCCTAATACGATTCCTAATAAACCAGCAGTTTCTCCTAAACTCATCCCACTTTGTGAAAATGTATTTATCAATTCCGTTATAGAAGTAATTACAAAAGCTAAGCCACCTAATATTGCGATAATTTCAGTTGCTCTCCCTAACGAATCAAAAAAGCCTGTAAAATCTGCACTAATTCCTACAGTAGTTTTTCCTAGATTTTTTATTAGACTTATTATACCTTTTAAGATAAAAAGTCCCGCAAGGGCACCAACAATAGCCATTATTCCACCTTTAACTGGGCCATATTTTTCTATAATCTTATTAAAAAAATCAATTACAGGTTGACAAAATTCCTTGAATTTTACTAGCCATTCTGGAATTTCAACATTTTCAAAGTCAAGCGTTGGCATTGCTATTCCTCCGCTAGCTCCTGTATCCGATGTATCTTGTAATACTGTCTGCTCGTCGAAGCCTGTTGATTGTAAATCTTTTTTCATTTTAGATGTACTTTTTTGCGCATCCATAAAATTTTTGGCACTACTTTTACTAAATAACGATACATTAAACCAAGCTTTCGCTAAATAATTGATGTATCCTAATAATTTCTCGACTAGTCCTAATACCCATTGAAGAACAGGTGCAAGAGTTTGAGCTAATATATATCTAATATATTCTAAATTACTTGCATATTTTTTATCGTATTGCGCTAATGTACTAGAGGCTCTTTGAAGAGCACCGTAAGCACTTCTGATACTAAATATTCCTAACACCATTCGTCCTATTTTTCTTAATGAGCTATCTAACGTTTTGCCAAACTTATTAGATGATCCAGTTGTTTCTTCTATATTCTCACTTAATTGCTTACTTTCGTTTATATTTTTCTTTAAATTTATTTCATCTATTTTATTTTTTAGTTTCGTTACTTTATTGAGTGATTTATCATATTCCGTATTAGTTTTTTGGACCTGCTTTTGCATTCTTTCATAATAATTTATCAAGTTTAATGCTTCTTGTCTAATACTTTCCATTTGACTTACTTGCTGTTCCAGATTTTTATATACTTGAGTTCCACTCTCAGTTAAATGTTCTCCTTCTTGAAGTCTAGATACTATCGAATCGTACTGTTGTTTCTTTTGTTTCAATTCTTCATATAAATTCGTTAATTCAGTAACCTTTTGAGCTGTATTTGTTAATTCTTGTTCTGCTTCATTTTTTGCTGTTAATTTTATTTCAACTTCTTTTCCTGCTAAATCTAACTGTTTTTCTAAATCTTCAAGTTGATTGTCTATTTTCATTCCTTTTAGTTTGTCTTCTAGTTCTGATACATCTGCATCTACTTCGCTATTATCTAATCTTGTTTTTATTTTAAGATATCCATCTACCATATTATCACTCCCCTCTCAATTGTTTCTCGAAGAGTTCGTCTAATCTTCTTTGTTCGTCAGTTCTGTTATCTATAACTTTCCTTAGAGCAACTTGTTCTTTTGCTCTTTCTATTTTTTCTCTTGTTGCAATGTCTTTAATTTGAGATGTATCATAAGTTCTTAGAGTTCGAACTCTGCTTAATACACAACAACTACCAAATTCACTATTTGATAAATTGCATACATCATTGTAGAAGTCCCACCAATGTAAATATTTCATTTGATAAGGATTATATCCATAATCATACTTAAAACTACTTTCTATGAGTTTTTTGTCTTTGACAAAATCCATATCAGGTTCCTCTTCGTAGTCTGTTTGTTCAATTCCACAATTAAGATATTTGTAAGCTAATTTTAATAGTTGTTCATAATTATCAGTATCGTTTAATCCAATCTCTCCAAACAGTAAATAAATAATTGCAAGAGATTTTTCGTAACTATTTATATTGTCACTTAACGATATTTCGTTACATTCTATTGCTACTCTAAAATCTGTGTTTATCTTATATTTCTTATTTTTTACCTTAACAAACTCTGGATTATTCAATTACATTATCCTCTTTTTTTGAACTGTATTTTTTCTTTATCTTCTCAACAATATCTTCTTTATGTAACTCTAATTTAGGAACAATAGGCTCTAAATATTCTAGAATGTCATCAAACATCTCATAATAAGGTTTTCTCCCATTTAAAAGTTTGCGTGTTCCACCTTCTCCTAAAAATAAGTCAAGAGCTTTTTCTTCTTGAGAATAAAATTCTCGTAATGCTCTTAACTTTTCTTCTTCTCTAGAGCTCATTAATTTCTTACCTTTTTTCTCCGGCTTTTTATCCGCTAAAACAAAATCTGCTTTTAATTTTTCTGTATTCTTTTTATGTTGATATTCTGCTTCTTGTGCTTTGAAAGGAAGTTCTAAATCTTCCAAGTCAAATTCAAGAATATTGCCTGTATCATTTCCGTCTTGATCTTGTATTCCTACTCTAAAAATATTGTCTTTTTTTAATCTAATATTTTCCATATTTCCTCCATTATAAAAAGCACCAATTATGGTGCTTTAGTTTTAATCTATTGATAATTGTTCTTCTTCCATTCTTGGAAGTATCCCTTTTCCCTTTAAGAACTCATATAAGAATAATCTACCTTTTTGAGTCCACATCATACTTGTTCTGCTTCCTTGTGTTCCATTTGAATGTGTAAACTCAAATGTCTTTGTTTGTGTATAACCCTTACCTCTATATTTCTTATATAATAACCAACTTGCTCCTTCTTTATATTGAACACTAAATTTATTTAACATCTTATTAAATTCAGTTGCTGTAAATCCATAATCACAAGCTATTACATTTACTTTTGTTAAATCATCACATTGTAATATTCTATCTGTATAATCAGCCTTAGGCTTTAATTCTCCTATTAGTTGGTCTTTTTTATTGTTCTCTGCAAGTAAATTTTTATTTTCACTTCTTAAATTTTCTACTTTTGTATTTAGTACATTCATAGCCTTTAAGATTAATTCATCTTCTGTCATCTTTTCTTCTCCAACTATGTATCCTCCTGTTTTTCTTATACTTGGTAACACCTCTCTTGTTACCCATCGTTTAAATTTCTTTGCAGTTGGCAACTTGCTAGACATTATCAAACTATATAATCCACTCTCATTTATTACTATTGTGTCTCTATTTTGACCTGTAGTACCGAATTGGTACTACAGCTCTATCTTCTTCCTCGACATGTCTATTTATATCTCTGCTACCATTTTGATATCCAAGAATTTTAGAAATTTCATTTCCAACAAAATATGGTTCATTGTTTATCTCTAAACTTCTAATTTCTCCAAATTCTTTATTTTTAAATATCATTAAATTATTCATTATAATACACCTCCCAAAATTTCTTTTGCATATATGCTCTTACATATTTCTACAACTTTTCGATTGAATAAATTGATTTTACTCATTGCTTCAAGTTCAAATTGCGTGAAATAGTTATTATTTTGAGGTTTTTCCAAAATATAATTCATTGCATTTACTTCTTCTTGTTTATAAAGTCTTATAATTTTACTAGTTCTTTCACTATCTTTTAATATTCCTTCTATATAGTTGTTATCTACTTCAACTCCCATTTCAGCGTAATAATTCTTTATTTTTTCTTTTATTTCCATAATAAAAAGAAACCTCCTTTAAAAATTCGTATTTTTAGTTGAGATTTCTCCAATTCTATGATATAATATTTCATAGATAGAGTAATCTCTGTCGGGCGAGTTAATGTTGTGAGTTTGGCGATTCCACATTAACTCTTATTTTATATCTACTTTTAATTTTTTTATTCCTATTCTAGCAGACTCTGCTTTGCTTTTATTTTCTTGTTTAGAGTACTTCTCTAATATTTCTATACATTCATCATCCAATCGTACATCAAGTCTACTATTTTTAGGGTTATCAGTAGGTCTTCCCATTTTTTTAGTCAATATTCACACCTCCTTAACTTTTGACTGACATAAATATATCATTTTGTCTGACAAAAGTCAAGAGGTATTTTTTATTTTTTTTTAATTTTATAAAATATAAAACACTTACGTAAATGTAAGTGTTTTATATGTATTTATATTTATTTTCTATTAAATCAAAATATTTCCTCTTAAATTCTTTTACATTAGTAGCAAACCACATTTGAAACCACTCTCTTCCTGTCGATACCCTAATATGAGATATTCCCAAAATATTAAATGTTTTTACATTTTTAATTTGTCTAAGTGGGCAATCTATATCAATACTTCTAATCAATTTAGTGTATTTCCCTACTACTCTTTTATTAGTTAAAGTTATATATGTGTGAGTCGAATTATATATATATCCTAAAGAAACTAATACTGTAATAAATAACGGTATAAATAAATATACTCCTTTTACTCCTCCCACAGATAAAAAAAATGATACGTAACCTCCACAGGCATTTACAAAAACGCAGTACATCATAATTACAAATTTGCTTACTTTAACTGTAACTATTTCAGTTTCTTTTTCGTTATATACTTCATCTAATTTAACAGGTGCTCCACAATGCGGACACGAACTCGCTTTATCACTTATACTCTGTTTACATTCTTTACATTTTATTAGTGCCACTTTTTTCCCTCTTCTAATTTTTTATTTTAAACAAGTATATTACACAAATCGACAAAAATCAATATGTTAGAAGGTACTTTTCATCGACAAAATTCGACAAAACTTTACATTGTCTATGCTGTTGCCTCTGTAAATGTTGGCGCTCCACCTGTAAATGTAACTGTTCCAAATGTTGGATCCCCTTGTATTTGAATTTTGTATTTTATTTTTAATGCAGTTCCACCTTCTAGTGTATCTGTGTCAGGAACTATTAAACATTTAAACAGTCTTGCATCGTATTTTGGTGCAGATTCTGCATCAGTTACTCTATACTTAAATACTTCTAATAATTCTGTTTCTAAGTCTGTTCCTTTTTTCATTTTGAACATTAAATCATCAATATATGTAAATACTGGATCTCCTTTAAGAGCTATTTGTTCTATATCAGAACCTAGAGCATAACCATCAACAGAATGTCTTTCGTTGTCCTCAATTATCCAATGTTCGTCTGTTGTTTTAGCCCCATAACTGTTCTCTTTGGAAGTAATACCTTTTCCAAGAATTGACCAAGTCTTGCTTGTTCCAGTTGGTGTTGTGTTTAAAAAATTGACTTTAGCCATATTATTTAATCTCTCTAATTTTACTTCTGTATCAGCCATTGTTTTTTCCTCACTTTCTAAATTTAATAAACTAATTTTATTTGGAGTTTCATTTGCGACTGTTTTTTTCTTAGTTGCCATATTTAATCCTCCTTGTAATATTTTAAATAGCATTGGATTCGGTAAATAGCCTCGTTTGCATTTGTAGCAAATATATAACCATTTGTCGTCGCTCCAATTTCATATATTCCTTCTATTTCAGGATACATTTTATTATTATTATTTTTTTCTAACCAATTTTTAAAGTTCTCGAAGAACTTTGAATTATCTATATTGTTTTGGATATCTTCGTTCCAATGAAGTTTACTATCAAAAGTAAATAGAAACTGATAATCAGCACCTATCATATATCTTTGAATTACTGGATCGTATCCAGCATTCTCATTTATTGAATAAGTCTCCACATTATCAGTTAAGTATTCTACATTTAATTCAGCATATTCTTTTAAGTAAGGACATTTACTAATATAATCTCTTACTATATCAATCATTGCTTTACTCATTTATTTATCTCCTTTTGACCTGCATTTAGTATGTCTTCAAAATGGTCCGACAACATACGTTCTACGAAGTGGTCTCCTCTTAATGCTCCCCCATGGTAATTAAGTTTTTGTCCACTCGGAACTTTCTTAATTCCAGGTCTACTCCAATATCTCCCACTCACTGGGTCGTGGAAAGCTCCTATTTTATATTTAGGGTCAACATATTTCTCGCCTTCGTGTTGATAATGTGCATAAGGTGTATTTATATTGATTTCTCCACTTCCTACTTTTGTTGAATTGTACATACTTGTTATCATCTGATTGCTGTCCGCTGGCATATATTTATCTAAATATCCCATAAAAGCACTGTCGATAACTCGTTGTGTTCTTCCATTTTCAAGCCCATATTTATCAATAATTTGTTTCTTTTGAATACCACTAAAAGCCGTTATATAATCTAGCTTCATATTAAGCTCCTGTTATAGCGAAATGCCACATATCTTCTGAACCATAATCTTTAATAGCAACATTGGTAATTTTTATTACTTCTCGATAATTTTCTAATAATTTTGTTATTGTAGTAAAATCTGCTACCTTGCCTTTTACTAGATAATCATCGTTTTGTAACGTCCACGTTTTCTGCTCTCTTTTAAAGTCATCTGGCTTTTGATATATTTCATTTCTACCATCATTTATTAGTATTCTTGCAGATAACCCATCATTTTTAGTTAGTTGGGTACCATTTATAGATATCCCATCATTAGAACTCCAAAATCCTTTTACAAAGCTTACCTTATATTGTGTTTTGTGTTCTTTATCAATATATTTATTTATTACACTTATATCTTTATCAAACATATCTTCCATACTAAACACCTCTATACAATAAGCCTGTGCATAATAAGTATCTTTTTAATTCTTCCTTAATTTTCTCTTTTTGGTTAGAAATTTCTATATCAATATTATCTATACCTAAAGTTTCAAATGTTCTTGAATAATCTCCAACACTTTCACTCTTTAGACATTTATTTGATAATATTGCATCTTTTTTATTCTCTAATTGCTCGATTTTAAATAATATATCAGCAACGGAGCAAGTTGCCATTTGTACTTCATCTTCGTAGCCTTTTATATCTCTATTAAAGATGTTTTTTTGTACTTCGTAACTTGCTCTTGCTATTATTTTATTAAAATCAATTTCGGGCATGTTGCCCTTATATGTGTTTTTATAAAAACTATAATCAGTATAATTTGTCATGCCCTTATATCCTTTCTATGCAAAGTCTACTAATAAATCATCGTCTAAGTCTTTTACACCATAGATAATGTCAAAAGAAACTTTGTCAGTTTTTGTTTTAGAATCGTAATCGAATACAACTCTAACAGCTAATCCGTTTGCAGAAGCAATAGCTGCTTTAGCTGCGCCTTGTGGTAATTCTAATTGTCTTGTTACTAGTGCTAGGCCGTTTCTATGGAAGCCTAAAGAGTGAGCTTTATTTATAAGCATTGCACTTACAGGTGTTTCTATTGCAAATGGTACTTTTTCAGTTACTTTTAATGTTCCTGCTCCATCTGCTAAAGTTGCATCTTCTGCTACTTCAAATAAATAGCCATTAACGATTAATTTGTCTCCTGCTTTAATAGTACCTGTTTTTGCAGAGCCATCAGATACAGTGAATTGAGTAGCTCCTTTTGTACATTTTACTTTATAAGCAGTAGCAGTTCCAGCTGTTGCCGATGTGTTTTCAGGTGTATTTTGGCTCATAAATGAGTTCATAGTGTAAACTTTTCCGATTTCAGCTTCTTTTAGAGCTTCACTATCTCCTTTGTAACATGCTTTAGCAAAGTTATCTAAAGTATTGTATTTATATAAAGTATCTACAGATAAAACTAGATTTCTATTGTTATCTCTTGGGGCTTTCTTTTTATCTAATGCTTTTGCAACATTAGCAATATCTCCTATAACTGGTGTTGCTGATACAGATACTTTAGAACCAGCTTTTTCAATTCCTACTGTTAACAAGTCAACATCTACAGCTTGAGCGATTGCACTTAATGCTGGCGTTATTACTTGCTCACTAAAGTCTTTTATGTCTAATGTCATTTCTTTTGATGTTACAGGAATTGTAACGTCTCTATATCTGTCTAGTTTAACAGGAACAGAACCTTCTGATAAGTTTTGCTCCTCTGTTTCTCCTATAAAGTTCTTAGCAACAAATTTGCTTGGTTTTCTTACTGTTATAGTATCGCCTACTTGTACGAACTCCTTTGAATAATCTCTATGAACTAAATTAGCCATAGTTAAATTTGATTCCAATACCATTAATGCTTCATTTGCAATTATTTGTGGTGTTAATATTTGATTTCCCATATTTCATTCCTCTTTCTTTTTAATTATTTTGTTTTCTCCATTGTTTGTATGTGTTGTAGTCCATTTGATTTGGGTCTCCACTTACTTTACTTTGTGGACCTGGAGTAGGTCCTGAAAATGTTGGTAAGGTTTTATCATTGTCAAATAAATAATCGTGACTTTCTTTGATAGAGTTTATTTGGTCCTCTAATCCTTCTACGATTTCAAATTTGTCATTATATTTAACCTTTTCCATATCTAGCATTTTACTTAAAATACTAGTATCTTTGGCTTTATACTTAGATAAAGCTTTGTCTAAAGCATTTTGTTTCTTGAAAATTTCAATTTCTTTAGAACCTTCTGTCTTGCCTCTTTCATACTCAGCATTCTTAATAGCTTCGACGTCTACTTTTTCAAGTTCAGCTATTTTGTTATTCTTTTCTGAAATAGTAGTGTCTTTAACATTTATTTGTTCTGTTAAGTCATCTACTCTTGCCTTTAAAGATGTAACATCTTTCCCTGCTTCTGCCATTATTTTTTCAATGGTATCTGTTTCAAGTCCTAAATCCTCTAAAAATTTTCTTTTCATATTATTCCTTTCTCCTACTACGAACTTTTACGTGTTTTTCATCACGGTGTAGTTATGCACTTGTTCACGACCTGCATATAGTCGATTTTGGATATAAATAATAGACCTTCATATTTGAAAGTCTACTAATTATCTTATTTATAGTTTATCGTCATTTCGGACAATGAATATTTTACAATTTCTTGAATAAACTATTGATTATTATCCTAATTTATAGTATAATTAAGTTAATAATATTATTAAAAGAAGTCAGTTGAGAACCTCTAGGTTCGCAGTTGACTTCTTTCTATTTTCTCTTAAATATCTTTAAAAACTCTTTATCTTTAAGCAAAATTATTCTATCTAGCCACAAAAAATGTTTTGAATTATAAATATTCTCTATTTGTCTAATAGCTTCATCTATGCTCATTTCTGATTTTGTTATATCTATGACAAAGTTATCAGCTTGTTTTTGTTTTCCTTTTAGGTTTCCTTGTATTACATATTTTCCATTGCCACTAATTTGTTTTAGATCATATCTTCTATTTTTTACTATGTAATCAGGTGTTTTTATGTTTTTAGGCTCATTCACTCTTGGTATTATTTTTATTTTTCCACCATATAGCTCTCCCAACATATTAGCTACTTCTTTTTCTCTTTCGGTTGGCTTTAATATTACATATTTATTATCTACATTATGCCTGGTTCCATCTTCATCAATATAATATTGCTGTTCTGTTAATTTATATTTTTGTTTACCTTTACTTAAAGTTTCTTCGGTTATATCTATATATTTGTTATCTTTATTTTTTATTTTTACATCTTTATATCCTTTTATATGTTCTCTTGTATAATCTCTCTTTAATTTGTTTTCTTCTGTAAATGTATTTAATTTATCTTGCCATTCTTTAGTTTTTATACTTGACTTTTTATAGCCTTCTTCGTCTTGTGCTTTGTTTGCAATCACTTGTTTTCTTTTCCACTTACGGATGCCGTTTTCCAAATATCTTTGTTTCTGTGATTTTTCATATTCTTCCTTGTTTTCATCGTAAGTAAATCCTAAATCTTCTTTTTTAGTTGAACCATACCACACTGTAAATAAATGTTTGCAGTTGATACCTACTATACCTTGAACATCTCCATAATTACAATGTTTCATGAAATCAGGAAGTTTCTTTTCTTCTTCTGTGGCCTTTCCATCATAATCCCAGCAGAAGAATTGAAGTTCTTGCCACCATGCATGATTTGTATAATCTTCTCCTCCATCTCCAGTTCTAGCTCCAAAGTGATTAGTAACTCTTACAATGTGATTGCCACTTTCCTTTATTACTTCTTCATTTACTTTACCAGCCAAACCTCTCGTTGCAACTAACAAATCTCTTCTTACTGTTCCTACAACGTCATAATTCTTTATATTGCCATTTTTATTTTGATAGGTAAGTATAGATATTCCTTTATCTCCTAGCTTGTCTAAACTCTCTAATATTGCTTCTTGGTAACTACATACCCCAGCATTTGTTTTTATGTATGTCTCTGTTATTATGTCCGTATACGTTTTTCTTACTTGTTCTTGTATAGTTTTGTTTAGATTTAAGAATGATTTTTCTATTTCATCATAACTATATTGTATTATGTTTTGTATATTTGTACTATTTATTATTGTTTCTGGATTCAATAAAGCATTCTTTTGAGTTGCAATATTTAATTGGTCAACTGGTATCGAATTTACACCAATGTCTTGCATAGCTTTTAACAATTCTTGTTTTGTTTTACCTGTATATTCTTCCAATAGCTTTAATGTTTCATTGTTCAATCCTCCAAGTTCTTTTAACTTTTCAAAATACCAATAGTCTGAATTTATAAATTCTTCATTTAAATTAAAATGCTTTGCAATTTTTTCTATTAGTTCTAATTCCATTTTAGAATATATATTTAAAATAGGCTTAATTGCTTTCTGTATCTTTTCTTCTATCATTTTCTATTTCCTTTTTATTTTCAATGAAGGTAAAAAATAAAATGGATATTAGAACTATCCACCATTTTTGAAAAATTATAGCCAAAATAGAAAAAGCTATTAATGTTATTGTATTTTTTATTAATACTACAATTTTGAACATTAAATTTTCTGACATATAATATCCCTCCTATTCCTCTTGTACATCGTTAGGTATTTGTTCTTTGCTTCGTTCTCGCATTTTATTTACATACTCTGTTGCTTCTTCTTCTGAATAATCTCTTGTTTGTACAAAGTATTCAATGTCATCTATTAGCCCAGCGTTTTTCTCCACTAATGCTTGTGCTTGTTTCTTTTCACTATCAACCAATATGCTATCGTCCCAATCAAAACTTACGTCAGCACCAACTTTATGTTTTATTCCATATAAACTCATCAAGACATCTACGCTATAAACTAAGTCCTCTAATGCTGTTTGCAATGCTCCTTGAACGTCTGATACAGTTACATAGTAATCTTGTTTGCTTGATTTGATTTCTGTTGCTGTTTTTTCAACATTTTCTATCTTTGAAATAGTACCAAATGCTAGCCCACATTGACTCTCACATTGCCTCAATAGTTCATTTAGTCCATTAAACAACGATGTATCACGTATTTTTGGACTAAATACATTCCATTTACTTGTTTTATCTCCGTCAATATCAATCGTTCTGTATAGTCTCTCTTTACCTTTTGGCAGTATTGGATTTCCCGCTTTATCCTTCTTAAACATTAGCTCATCAACATCAATAGCAAGTTCAGAGCCTTCGTATTCCCACAAAGTCCTGCTGAATTGCCTGTCTATTTCTGCTAATGTATCTATGGCATTTGCAAATATTGCAACACCAACCGGACTAGTATTATCAACAGGATTTGCAATCGGTATCTTAAAACAACCGCCTAATAATCTATTGACATCGTTTATCTGTATCTCTTCTTGAATATTTGCCCATTCTGGTACTTGCGAAAGCATAATTTGAGTACCTAATATGTTAGAATTATGTACTGTAGTTTTATATGCTTTGTTTTTAATTTTAAGTGCAGTATCTTCCAATTCTTGATATTCAAGCCTAGTGTAAACATCTTTTCCTCTTGTAATTTGGTCAATAAAAATAGCTCCTAGCAATTCGCCAGTGCTATCAAATTTTGTAGGTATAAATTTATCTGCTTGAATACAACTAACCTTAATTTTTCCGTTGCTATAAAACGGTTTAAAAAACATTCCGCCTTTACCTAACGCATATTCTGTATTAGTTCTTATATTTTTAATAAATCTTTGATATATCTTATCTATTTCTTTGTCATCAACTTTTGTTTTAAGTTCTATTGTTACAGCCTTTGCAACTTTCTCACATATTGTCTTCGCAACATGAAGTGACTTAACCTCTTCATTTAGCCAAGGTGCTCTACCGTTGTATATGTTTGACCATCTTTCGATAGCAGACAATACTTCATCGCTTGTCGATATATCTATATTAAAATCTTTTGCTATGTCTGTTGTATTAAACATCTTATTTATTGCTCCTTTAATAAAATTTACTATTCTTTCAAACATTGTGCCCTCCTATGCAACTCTGCTATACTGTCTTAAATATTTTTCCCAGCTGTATTCAAATGCATCTAGTGTGTCTATATCAGATGTGCCATCGTCTAGTCTCTCATCTTTTCCTTGCTCTTTTGGCTTATCACTATATACTGCATTTTCAAAAGCTAATTCTAACGTTTTGCAATCGTGTGTCATAAAGAACCTGAAACTTGCCATTAAACTTGTCGTGCATCTAATTCTATCAATTATTTCGTTCTTTATACTGTTCCTAATAGTTATGTGTGGATATTTAATTGACACCATTGTTTTTATTCCATTTATTAGTGTTTGTTCTGCGCTATCTGGATATATTGTACTAACTTGTCCATATTTGTTTTGAACTCTCTCAATAAACAGATCTATAGCTTTATATAACTGTTGAGGTGTCATACCTGTTGCTTCTATTCTTTCAGACATTAATGCTGTAAGCTTTGAATAATTATTCTTTATTCCGCTTGCAACAAATGTATGTGCTGAGCCATTTCCACCAAAATCTATTCCAATTTGAATGGTGTCAAAATCAGGACTTTCTGTATAATAAGCTTCTTTGTTATCACTATAAACAGTATAAATAGAGCCTTCTGCTGTTACCCACAATCCAAGAATATTCCTCTTGTAGAATACTCCTACAAACATTCTCTTATATCTTTTTTTGACAGCTTCAGACAATGTTAAATTGTCATCCATAGTAAAATGTAAATATAGGATATTCTTCTCTTTAATCTTATCTATGTACTCCAATTTAAACCAATGGTTTGGATTCTTAGGATTACAATTAAACCAGAACTTTGCACCTTCTACGCTTAATCTTGCTATACCTTGCTCTACAAATGATTGTGGCATTAAAGCTACTTCGTCAAAGAATATTCCAGCTAATGTCATACCTTGAATTAAATCTTGGCTTGCTTCATCTTTTCCTCCAAATAAATAAAAATAGTTAGTCTTACCATTTTTACTAACTATTATTAGATTTTCACTTCTTTTATGTTCATATTTATATTTTAAAGAATGTAGTTGTTTCTTTAATGTGTTTATTACATTTCTATTCAATGAACCGATTGTTTTTCCACATATGGCAAAGTCACATTCGTCATATTTTTCCATAGCCCACATTACAAAACTTGGTGCCATGCTAACAGTCTTACCGCTTCTTACTGCTCCATCTGCTATTATTCCGTCTTTATCTTTCATTGGAGAATTGTCATTCCACCAAGTAAATACTTTTTGTTGTTTATTAGACATCGGCTTCCATTTGAAATTAGCTTTGTTTCTCTTCTTCACTCCAAATGTCCTCCGTCTTATTATTTAATGCCTCTATAAATGAATTGTCTTCTTCTTCATCATCCTCTTTAGGGTCTAATATATCATTCAAATCTTTTAGTGCAGATGTGAGTTCTTTTAGTCCTTTTCTATCTATAATGTCTATATATGATTTTATTTCTTCCTCTTCGTTTATTACTTCTTTGCTTGGCTTATTGCATTTATAGTCATATTCTACTGTTTTTGTCTTTTTCTTGTTTCTTGCTATATGCATATTAAGTTCATTATTAGCTTGTACTATTTTACTTAATAAGTCATTTGCTACATCTTTTACTTTTATTATTTTATTAGCTTCTTTTTCTGATTCCTTTTCAAGTACTTTTTCTATTACTTTAGTACTTTTTTTGTCCTCTTTTAGTACCTTTTTTTCTTTCCATCCTTTTGTACTCTTTTTGGTACTTCCATTTTGTTTTATTCCTTTATCTTTTAAGAAGCTACTTACCGATTTATAATCACCTAATATATAATCTTTTTCTAACTGCTTCCAATCATACTTTGCCACCTCGCTCACCTACTTTGTTTGTCTTTATCTTTGTCTCTCAATAACACTTATCTATGTTCCCATTTATTTTGAATTTCATATCTTTTCTCTTCCTTTTCACATTGTACATTGTATTTGCATTGTTCACACTTATATTTCATACAGTTTTCGTAATTAATTTTCTCTTTCATAATACACACATTTTGTTGTTATGATATCATTACATACAAATATTCGTATTTCACATAGATCTTCATTATTACATCTATTCTTGCAATATTTGCAATTCTCGTCTATATACTTTTCATATCTTTCTTCGTTAGTCATAACAACACCTCTTTCGTTATTTAATACACACTAAACAATGATATAGTTATAGAATATTGCAATCTAAAATTAATCGACTTATATTGTCAATCTGCATTCTATGTTATATCACTGTTTACTGTACATCTAAAGGCTTAACTAGAATTGCCTTTTATATATTCTTAAAGGAGAATTGCCTAGTAGCAACATATATATTAACTTTATCTAGTATTAGTTAATAGCATAAATAATAGAGCCTATCTTTTGATAAGCTCTTTGTTTTTATCCTTTATTAGCACATTTTCTTCTGCAAAATCCATTATTGTCACCATTTTCATAGTCGTTTTGCTCGTATATGGTTCCGCATCCAGGACAGACAAAAAAATTTCCCTTGCAATCATTACATATTTTTTTATTTGTTCCATATACTTCATATACAGCTTTATTTTTTCCACAAACATCGCACTTTCTCATACATAACACCCCCTTTCTCAGAGATATTATATATGATTTATTTTGTAAATGTTGTCGAAATACGTCGAAAGAGCTAACTTTTTGTTAGCTCTTTTCTGTTTATATAGTCTTACTTATGTATCCACGATACTATTATAGCACTTTTTGTGGTAGCATTCAGTAGTTTTCCGTGAAAATCAAAAGTTAATTTTCAAATTTCCAAATATATCCATACGTTGTTTTTATTCTACCTTTACAACAACTCCTTACATAATCAGGAACAAATCCATCTTTCCATAATTTTTTATTTCCAATATATACTTTTATTAAATTCCCCTCTAAATCATATTGTCCATATTTAGGTAGAGGTCCCTTTCTTTTACTTTCATACACAGTTCTCTTGTTATTACTGTTATAACCGTCTTTTATTGAATTATATTTTTTTATCATATCTTTTTCTAGACCTCTAGCTTCGCATTCATCTTCTGTTGTGCATAATATTTCATGTTTTATATTTTGCCAACCATATTTTTGAATAGCATTATTAAATTTAGGACATTTTTTATATCCTTTCCCGTTTTGATATCTTGCTTTTGGATTTTCTGTTTTTCCAATGTAAGATTTTCCATCTGGTAATATATGTCTATAAATATAATACATTGTTTAATTTCCTCCTATATCATCAAACATATTTAGGGCTATTCCATGTAGTTTCTTTATATGTTCATAATTGTAATCCATTTCTACTGCAATAACTACTAAGCTTTTCCCTTGTATGTAATATTTATCTAATATATTCCTGTAAGGTTGTTTTACCTTGTCTAATTGTTCTAAAATCTGTGTTTGTCTTTTATTTACTTCGTTTACTTTATCGAGCAAATCATTTATGCTGTCCATTAATACTGCTAATTTTTCCGCTTCACTATCTTGAACTTCTCTACTTCCTTTCGGCATATCTGACAACACACTGTTTAGTCTATTTATGCTTGTTTTATACTGTTCTATATACTCTATTCTTCCTTTAATCCATTCTTGATTATGTCTGTAACTCTTCAAATCTTCTCTGTTCATTCGTTCCCTCCCAAATATATATTTTTTATAACGCACTTAAGCGTTGATAATGATTTTTGCATATCTGATATTTTGCTTAATACTTCTTCTTTATTTTCTTTTGTTGTATTACTACTGAAGTTTTTTATTGCTTCATCTAAATTATCGTATGTGTATCTTAAATCTGTTGAGCATTTAATATAATTTATACTCATTATTCTTTTCCTTTCTCTTCTATTAGTTCTTGTAAGCTTTCTATTTGATTTTTTATTCTTTTTAAATTTCTGTCTATATTTTTAAAGTTGCTATCTGGTTCTGATAATTCTTCTGTCCATTTTCTATCTTCTTTATACAAATCTTCTATCTTATCTTTTACTTTTTGAATTGGAACACAATACTTTTCTTTTATCCATTTTCCATTATCATATATTATATATTCATTAGTTTTCTCTGCTTCATCTAATGCCTTTTTCAAAGCGTCCCAGTCACCATCAATACTAACTTCTAATTCATCTTCATTTCTTCTTGTGCCATTTCTTAATTCTTCATTCTCTTTTTTCAGCTCTTTCAGTTCTTCTCTAACATCTTTATATGTTTCTTGATATTCTTTTCGATTATTTTCTAATTGATTTTTCAACCTAAAATTTTCTTTTATTTCTACTTTTAATTGTTCTGCTGTACTTAAATTTTCTTTTGACATAATTTCAGAATTTTTCTTATATATTTCATTCTCTTTTAATACTCTTTTATAATCTGATAAAATTTCATCAAAATTACTTCTTCTTAATACTATAAAATTTTGTACCCCTTCTTTTTTAAATTGCCTTAATAAAGTTATAAGGTTTACATTTTGTATATTTTCTAATTTTTTCTCTATACTATTTTCTTTCACTTAAAACACCTCCTCATCAATACTTCTTCTCCATGTTTTTCGCAATAACTCTCACAAAATAAATGTAAAAATTTCCATTTTATAAAAGGGTTATCCTTCGACCTTTCGATTATTTTTTTGCATTTTGGACATTTAAAATATATTTTTTCATCTTTCGTCTTTTCTTTCACTTAAAACACCTCCAAACTCTTTTTCAAGTTTTCGTTTTTCCGTATAATGTACTTTAGTTCTTGTTATTTGATGAATTATGTCGCATATAGTTCCTTTGCTATATGGAAAGGACCATCTATTCTGTCCAAAGTATTCCATTCCTCTTGCAGACTTTTCTTCTAATTTGTCTATTTGTTCTTTATCTAGCTTACAATAAATTATATATTCTAATTCTCTATACATTTTTTCTACAACAGATTCGTATTCATCTAACCAATTCCAATTTATTTCTTCTATAAATTTTGGTTTTGCATATCTTATTACTTCTTTTCCACAAAATGGGCAATATTTTATATTTTCTTCGAAATGAAATGGTTGAAATATATCTTCTTCAAAGTATATTTCTTTTTTACAATTTGAGCATTCATGATATTTATATACTTCGCCTTCATACATCGGTGTTAATATAACTTCATCTGCTGTTTTTTCTTTCATTATGTATTACTCCTCTCTAAGCTTTTATTCTTCATTTGTCTATAATTTGCCCATTTTTTCAACATAGTTCTTCTTGCAATTTTTCTTTGATTTTCTGTATTTTTTGCAAAACCTTTTTCCCATGCTCTCCTTATATTTTCTTTTGGTGTTACATACTCTAAATTATTTAATTTATTATTTAACTTATTTCCATCTATATGGTCTACTTGTAAGTTGCTCTTTCCTAAAAAAGCATTTGCTACTAATTTATGTACTTTTATTGTTTTCTTTTTTTCTTTGTTATACAAAAGAACATATAAATATCCTTTACCATCTTTATATTGTTTTAAATATTTTTGTCTATTTTTTGTATATACTTTTCCATCTGTGTCTATTGTATAATTTTCAAATCCGTTCTATTTCTCTTATTTTTAACATATCTATTCTCCTCCTAACAGTTCTGGATTATCGTATATATTGCCAATTACTTCTAATACACTTGCCCAATCATTTAATTTTTCTTCTTCATAAGTTCCATTTTCATACAAAATAGAAAAGTAAAAACTAGCTTCTTCTTCATTCCAAGTTATTTCTCCCATTACTTCATCTTCTTTATCTACAACTATATCTCCCTCATATATTTCTTTCCCGTTTTTATCGTGTAGTCCTGTGTATTGTCCTACTGTTTCTGGATTTATTTTCGCCATACCGCCATTTTCATTTAAAATAGCCCAGCCATTTATAATAGCGTCACAATAAATCCAATACTTATTATTTCTAGCTCTAAACTTTATCTCTCTATTCATCTTCTCCTCCTACTCCTCAATATCACTTATTCCTAAATAGTCTAGCATATCTGTATAACATTCTTTGCACATATTACATAATTTTCGTGGAGAGCTTCCATTTTTTGCAACTGAAACAGTTATTTTATCCAACGTAAAATTTCCGCATCTTACACAAAATTTCTTATTGCTACTTTGTATATTGAACATAAATTGCTCAAACTCTTTTTTGTTCATATTTTTTATGTCTTCAAAATTCATATTCTCCTCCCTTATTGTTTTAGAGCATCTATAAGCTCTGTCTGTTGCTCTACTTTATTCGTTAATTCATTTATTTTATTGCTTTTCAATTCGTTGTCTGCACTTATATACACATCATATACTGCTAATATCAGTATAAATAGTGCTATTACTATTACATCTATAATGTCTTTCTTTTTCATAGTTCTATTTCCTCCATTTCTTTTCGTAGTTCTCGTTTTTCCCTAGCCCTGCGTTGTTTTGTTGTTTCTCGATTTCTTTCTAGTGATATTGTTATACAGTCACTCATATCAAACTCAATTTCTTTTGTTTGCTGTACTCCTGCAGTTGTCACTATTGCCATTGCCATCTTGTATTGTTGAAATGCTTTGTTCATTGCTGTTTGTTTTTCTGGTGTTTGTTTATGGAACCACGCGTGATTTTCTGTTGATAACAATGCCCCGTTCTCAATTGTAGCCTTTCCTCCATCTTTTCTCATCTTAATATGATGATATGTAAGCTGTTTCATTCGCTTAAATTGACCTTTTCCTGTGTACCTTTTTTGTGTTTCTTCTCTTAAATGTAATTTGTCTATAAAACATTCTTTGCCGTACAATCGTTCTAGCTCTTGTCTAACGCTTTTATTTTTGCTCATACTTTGGTGGTCGCCCCCTTTTATTTCTCTTTTCAACTGATTTTAACTCATCTCTACTGAAGCATTCTTTGTATCCGATGCAACATTTCTTTATACAAATAAATGTTATCGTTACATTGCTGTACAAATATGTATTCGTGTCCGTTCTCTGCTAATTATTTTTGGTATTCGCATATTGCACCTCTTCTAGTTCTACTATTACTTTGCTCGTATCTTCATATTCAAAACTATCTGTAAAATTGGTTACTATTTTTCTGTTGTCATCTTTTAGTATCTGAGCTTGTACTAACGCATCCAATATAAACTTCTTTGCAAAACAAATATTGTCTAAATCTCGGCGTTTGTTTTCTTCTATCCAAGTAAAATGTCCTATTACAGGCTTGTTTATTTTTATTCTTCCTAACTGTTGCATTATGCAATTAATTATATACTGTTGTTCTTTCTTTTTTGCTTCAGCTCCTGCGTATTTGTTTGTTCTGTTATATTTAGTGTATTCGTTTAGTCCCATAAGTCTTTTATTTATAATGAATTTATATTTCATCTTTTGCCTCCAATCTAGCTATAATATCTGTTCTGTATTTGTATGTTGGATTTCCTGTTTTTGCCTTAAGTTTCCTTGTTCCTTTAGATTTTGTATTATATCGCCTGTTATTAGTTTGTTATTGTACTTATCTGTGAACTTTTTTATTACTTCTATAGTTTCTATATTATTTTTAATTTGTCTGCGCTCTTCTCTTAGTGTCTTTCTTAGTTTTCCTACTTTAGCTAGTTGAGGAGCTTTTAATTTATGAATTTCTATATAATGATCTAAATCTGATAATTCCATATCTTTTTGACTTAGTTTTTCATACTCTGCGCTTAATTCTTTGGCTGTATTATTGAATAAATTAAGCATATAATTCATTAAATCTTCTATGGACATTTTTTCTTTAGCTCCTCTCCTAATTTCTCTTGCCAATCTTCTATACCTGCCGTAAAATTTTTACACCTCATCACTCCATTAAAATCTACTAACTCTAATTTATTGCACCCTAGACAGTAATAGCAGAGTGTATTCTTTTCTATCTGTTTCATAGGCTATTCCTCTGGCATTTCATAAACTTTTGGAATATTAAATATATTAGGTTGTATATCCATTTGACCTTGTAAAATTGCTGGTCCACCTTCTAATTTCAAATAGCTTGAATATTTTTGTGCAATTTCTTGCAATACTTCTTTTGCTCTTTCTTCTGTATCATAAGTCCCCAATTCTGTCGCATAGCCCTCAGAATTTCCTGCAAATATCTTATATATCTTTTTACCTTTTATGTGCGTCCCGTAGGGCTCAATTCTTACATTCTGTATATTACTAAAATTCAATATATTAGTTTTATCTTGACTTACTATTATCATAACTACCTCCTAAATTCTCTAATCAATTCTCGAAATGTGGTTCATATTTAACGCTATGAATCCTTTTTCTGTTCTCTCATAAACTGCTACCGTTTTACCTGTATACTCACATTTCTTTTTATCTATCGCTTTAACCATTCCCATATCTTCTAACTCTGACAAGCGTGGTGCGGTGTAGTTCCTTTCCGTGCTAGGAATAAACCCTAAATCAAATAGCTCCACAGCTAACTCTTTTGCCGTTTTAGGCTTGTCCAATCTATTCAATATCTGTATGTATCTTATTTTTGCCTTATCTTGTATATCATCAAAACTCATTTGTCTTGTAGTTTGTGTTATTGTATTCATTTGTTTTCACTCCTTTACATATCTTTTAATCTCCTATTTGTTTTATAAAATTACTTTGTAATTTCAATAATTGCTCTTTCATATTTTCTGGCAACAATCTTTGTTCTTTTTGTCTTTCCGTTATTATTTCGTATTGCTTTAAAAATTGCCCTTTTGTCACAGTATTTACTGTCGCAATATCTGTTCTAGCTAGCTCTTTTACTTGTCTTACATTGCCAAAGAATTTCTTTACTTCTGGACTTGCCCTATCAAACTCTTCTTCTGTCATATATCCACCACTACAAATCATTGAATATGCTTCATTCCAGGCTTCTATTGCAGAATTTTGATTACTTGGATTTATCATCTCTATTGCATTTTTTCTTATGTCGTGTATTGTTGGAGGATATGGACTCTCTATCATTGTTTTCTTCACCGCTTGTAGAACTAGCTTATAATCTAGATCGCCTAAACATTCTTGCCAAGTATCTAACATTACTTTTACTTGTTCATCTGTTTCTGTTCTTTTAGAAAAACTTTCATAGTTTCCCGCAAGCAATGTCAATATCGTTACTATTTCTTGTCTAGTCATCTTATCTCCCTTCTTCAAAAGCTCTCTGTAATGCTGACATTGGTTTTCTCTTTTCTATATCTTCATCTTCCCATCTCTTTTGATTTAACCAAGTAGAAGGATATGGGATAAATTGTCCTCCATCTTTTTGCCAGTCCTTACTGGCCCTAAATTGTTCCAAACTATGCATCATAGAACTAAACAATTCATTCGATGGTTTATTTTTTTGAAACCACTTCTTTACATCTTGCTTTTTTACTTTTCTAGGGTATAGTCCATAAAACTCGTTAAACTGCATTTCCCATTTGTCGAGTATCTCTGTTTCTTTCTCTTCTTCCCCTATAACCCTATTAACTCTATTTTTATTTTTATTTATATTTATATTTTTATTTTTATTTATATTTTCATTTTCCATATGTTCTTCATATGAATTACATATGTTCAACATATCTTTTTCATATGTTTCTTTCTTCTTTCGGTTATTTTTTCTACTCTCAGAATATGCTTTTCTTTTATTAGCTTCGTACTCTAATCTTTCATTGTAGTAGTTACCTTCTTCATCTTTTATGAACTTACTAAATACTTTTTTAGTTGCTCCAATACTTAGCATATCTTCTTCTTTTAAATGCCCTTGCTGATGCTGTAAACATAGTAATTTTATATATATACCTACTTCTTCATTACTCATCAGCATAGTTCCCGAAAGGAAATCGTTACTATAAAATAAGAATGCTGGATCTTTCATTGTTTCTCCTTTCTTTATAAATAATTTCTTCCATATCTTCTTATAAAATCTTCTTTTGTTTTGTTGTAATGCTCTTGCCAAGTCTTTTGAGCTATTGCTTTTAACCACTCCCATTTTTTAGGGTTCAAATGTATCGAATCATTACTTGTTCTATGCATACCAGGTGTAATGAATATTACTAATCCATCTTCAATAGATTTATCTCGATTACCTGTTCTTCCTTCAAAAACTTCATGTCTTTCTAATCCGCTCATACCTTTCTGTTGAATACAACAGATTAGTTGGCATTATGCGAAACTCTTTCATCTATCCACCTTAACCTTTCGATTTCTGCAGGTGTTAGTGTGCATATTCCTAACTGTTGTGCTTCTTGTATTACACCATCTAAAAGCACTCTAAACTCGTTTTGGTCCATTTGAGAACTGCCTTCATATACTTTATATATTTTGAAGTTTACTCCGCTTATTTTGGATTCTCGTTCAAATTCGTAATACTTAAAAAACTTTGACACATCTATATCAGCTCTTATTGTTACTAGCATTGATTGTGAATAGTCTTTTATCATTCTTAAATATGTATCTTCTTTTGATAATCGCATTTTATTTGCTATTTCATTAATTAAGCTCCACATATAAGCATTTTGTGTTAGAGTTCTTTTTTCTTTGTGTTCTTTAACTTCAAATAACTTTTCTCTGTTTTGATTAAATAACCATTTAACTAATATTTCTGCTGTTCCTATCATAATCTGCCTCCAAATTAAAAAGGTAAATCGTCTGAATTAGTTATCTCAAAATCGTCTGTAGTTTGTATGTCGTTTTGTGTTGCATCTTTTTTGTCTCCAGCAAAATAAACCTCTTCTGCAATTACTTCTGTTACATAATGCTTTATTCCTTGTTCATCATCGTAGTTTCTTGTTTGTATTCTTCCTATTACCCCAACTTGTTGCCCTTTTTTAAAGTATTTGCTTACAAATTCTGCTGTTTTATTCCACGAAACGCAACTTATAAAATCTGCTTGTCTTTCTTCCCCTTGTTTTACAAATCTTCTATTTACTGCAAGCGTAAAACTTGTTACTTGAGTATTTGTTGTCTGTGTATATCTTGTTTCTGGATCTCTCGTAAGTCTGCCTAATAAAATTACCTTATTCACTTGTTTGTTCCTCCTTTAAAGTATTATTTAATATATTTACTATTGTTTTGTAATCTTTTGTTTTAATTTCTTCTATTTTTGTACAGTTGTATTTTTTTAGTGTTTCATTTAAAATATCGCTTGAAATTTTATGGTTCTGTATCCACATTGTAAAAGCCTTTATATAAGTTTCTGAAATTGGCTTTTCTCCATCTACTTCATTTGGTTTTAGTACAGTTTTGACATTATTATTTTTCTTTACTGATTGTTCAGGCGTTTCACTATCAGGGTCTTTCATTTCATCTGTTGGGATGCAAAATACCTGAAACAGTGCGTATTTCATAGCGATTGCCATTGCTTTATTTGTTGCTTTATCTCCACTATCCATTCCTTCTCCGATTGTTACTGCTTCAACAAAGCTTCCATCTTCTGCATAGAATTTGTATTTTATCTTGCATATTGAATATATTAAGTTTCCACCTTTTGATGTTGTTCTCTCTTCTCTTGTTTGTTCCAATATTTCTGGAACGATAAAGACTTTGTTTTTAGCCAATAGCGGTTGTAATGCATTCATAACATCATCAATTCCTCTATACATAAATCCTTGTGTTTTATTTTTTTGAGTTTTTCCTATACTTGGAACTTCTTCCATAATTTTTGTTATACTTTGATATATATCCATTCTTTACCCCTTACTTTATCCTTAAATTTGTGTTATCTGTATGTATCTCAACACCTTCAATAAGTTCGCCTGTCGACTTAAACGCATCTGCTATTTTCTTTTTGTCAACTTTTGTTGTAAAGATAACCTCTTTGTATTCATCTGGAACATTCTCTTCGTTCACAATTTCTACACTTATAGGACTTTTTGCTATACTTAATGTTCCTAAATCGGTTTCAATTTTATTTATTCCATTACCTTCCATACATTCTTTTACATATTTTTTAAATTGTTCTAATCTATTTTCTAAAGCTTTTCTATTTGTTGATATTCTTGACTCTTCTTCCTTCATAGCTTTAATTGTTAATTCTATATTTTTAGAATATGCAATTACTGCATTGCTCTTTTTTTGTAATAAAGTTGTAAGTTCTTCTTCAACTCTGTTTTTATCTTCTTCGCTCATTTCTTCTTGAGCCATTAATTTTGGGAACGCTCCCGTTATTTCATATAAAATTAATTCACTCATTGACTTTCCTTTCTATCTTGTGCTATAATTAGTACAAGAGTTCATATATTTGTGACTTTTTGAGTTAGTTTTTTGATTGGTAGTCGCAAACTAGCTCTTTAATTTTTGCTAAAATTATTTTTTCGTTGTTATAATTATTGATTTCAACTAAGTTCTTTATTTTGTTAAACAATTCTCTAAGTTCTTCATTGTCAAATCTTAGCTCTTGGTTTTCTTGGTGTAATACTTCGTTCTCTTTTTGCCATTGATGTATTTCTGCTCTTTGTCCATCTACGAGTTTGTCTCTATTTTCAATTTGTTTTGATTTTGTTTTAATAACTTCTCTTAAATGTTTTTTTCTTTCTATCATACCTCTATCTCCTTTCTGCTCTTTTTAGAGCAATTAATGCTATAATTATCACAGCATATACCATTTCCATTGTTGAATGACTTGCTATGTAATTAACAATTCCTGATATTGTACAAGCTAATATTACTAATACAGCTAGTCCAATTATTGAATTTAATATAAATTTTATTGATCTTTTCATCTTTTTGTTTCCTTTCTATATAATTTTTCTTGCGATTTCTTTTAAAACTTCTTGCTTTTCTTCTTCTTTTAATCCTAGTTCGTACAGCAAAACAGCTCTTTTGTCAGCTATTTGTTTTACTCCCATTCCTTTAATTCGTGGGAAATCTTTACTATTAAACTTCTCTCTCGCTTTACTTTCTCCACATCCTCGCCAATCTGCATAATCATATGGTGTTATTGTTTCAGGCAATTCGTCATATGTTTTTGTTGATTTTTTCTCTTGCATATTCTCATCTCCTCTCTTTATTTCTTATTTAATTTTTGATATAATCACCTCAAACTTATGAGAAAAATATTTTAATTTGTCGAAAGTGAGGTGTTATTATATGAATCGAAACTTCGTAAATTCTTCAGACATTCGTTCTGTCGGTTATGAAAACAATACTCTTGAAATTGAATTTAATCGTGGTGGAATTTATCAATATCATGGAGTTCCTCAAGAGAGATATTATAGTTTAATCTCTGCTGGTTCTTGCGGTAGATACTTTCATAGCTTTATAAAACCTTTTTATCCTGGAATTAAAATTAGTTAATTAACGGAATGTTTATTTCGTCTGTTACAACCTTTATACTATCTTCATTTATTATTACTGTAGTGTGAGGGTTGTAATTATTTTTTATAAAATTAATTACAGGTTTTGCCATTTCACTTAGTTCTACTATTTTTTCTTCCATACTCTCCTCCTATTGCTTTTTATTTTTGTTTTGTTTGTTTGTTGTTTTACTTTTTCATCGTACTTATTGTTCGTTGAGTTGCTAAAAAAATTTGTACTATTGGCACTTCAAATATTTCTGCAAATATGCTTTTTGCTTTATCACTCGGATTTCTTTCTCCTCTTTCTATCATAGAAATATAGTCCTTAGAAAAACCAGACTTTTCTGCAACTTGTTCTTGAGTTAATTTCTTTTTTAGTCTTAATTCTTTAAATGTTAATTCTTTCATTTTTTCACCTCGTTTTCGTACATATTGTTCGTTTGTTATTGGTATTATATAGTACAATATGTTCTTTGTCAATACTTTTTTTGAAAATTTTTTTGTATTTCTTTGAATCCGTTGGCGCTGTAGAAAATAAAGTTGTACAAATTGTTCTTTTTTTGTTTACATATCGAACTATTTGTTATATAATATTGCATAGATTATTTGAAAGGATGATATTTGTGAATAGATTAAGAGAATTAAGAATTGAAAAAGAATTATTACAGTCTGATATAGCTAAAATTATAAATAAAAGTGAAAGAACAGTTGGTTTTTATGAAACTGGCGAAAGAGATATGAATACCGAAACATTAGCAATACTTGCTAATTTCTTTAATTGCTCGATAGATTATTTATTAGGTAAATCAGATATAAAAAATCCAGAAAAAACGTCTAATATATCTGATAAAATATATATGTGCCCTGTTTACGGACAAATACCTGCTGGAGAACCTAATTGGGCAGAAGAATGTATCGAGGGAAGATTACCTCTTGACCCTAACCTTATGAATATAGTAGATCCAGAAGAATGTTATTTTCTTCGTGTTAACGGCGAAAGTATGAATAAAATTATCAAGAACGGTGCGTATGCTTTAATTCGCAAAGCTGATTGGGTAGAAAACGGAGATATAGCCGTTGTTCTTGTAAACGGATATGATGCTACATTAAAGAAATTTACTAAAAATAATGATGTGGTTGTATTAGAACCAATGAGCAATGACCCTACATTTCAAACACAAATATATACGAAAGATACACCAATTAAGATAATTGGAAAGTACATCGGTAAAATGGAGATGAAATAAATGAGTGAAAATGAAGAAGTAGAAAATATTATAGAAAATCAAACAATTATTGGAGAAGAAAAAAGCGAAGCTATTGCACGAAAGGATAGTTCTCTAAAGAGGTTAGATGTCTCTTTCAACAAACATATTGAATTAAAAGAATATAAAAAAAGTAATCTATTAGCTTATTGGATTAAAGATTTCTCTAATTATCATGATAATGAAAGATTTTTTAATCCAAGTTCTCTAAAAATTTTTAAGCGTGGAAATGTTGTTAAAGCAAATTTGGGCTTTAATGTTGGAAATGAACTTGGCGGCTTACATTATTGTGTAGTTATAAATAAAAATGATAATTTATATTCTGGTACTTTAAATGTAATTCCTCTATCTTCTGCAAAAGAAAATAAAGAGTATAATACAAATACTTGTATAGATTTAGGAGATGAATTATACATTTCTTTAGCAGAAAGGCTTAATCTTGAATTTTCCATTGTTAGAAAACAGATATCAGAGCTAAGTAATACTACTAATAATGAAGATTTAAAGAAAATAGCTCAAAAACTTGAAATTTTAGATAAAACACAAACGGAATTAGATAAAATGAAACATGGAAGTTTTGCTTTAGCACATCAAATAACAACAATTAGCAAACAACGAATTTTAAAAAATCCTTTATTGTCTAAAATCAAGTTGTCTGATGCAAGTCTTGACTTAATTGATAATAAAATAAAAGAATTATATATGAAATAATTATAAAAATTTTCAAATTTTCAAAATTTTTGTATATTATATTTGACAATGAGCATATTATATTGTATAATCTAATTAAGATTTAACCTCATATTATGTAAATAATATGACGGTCATAAGAAGATTTAGGAGAGTTCATTGCAACTCTCCACTTTTTTATTATATTTATAAAATTAAAATAGATAATATACTCCCCGACCAAAGTTTGTATATTATCTCCCCGTTACTACTTGTTTAAGTAGGTTATTGTTATTATATATCAATAGAACCTCTTAGACAAGTACCAAAAATTTGTTTAGGAGGTTTTGTTATGGCTAAACGTGGCAATGGAGAAGGCACTATTTACTTCTCTGAAAAATTAAATAAATGGGTTGGTCAGTTCTCTGCTGGAAGAAAAGATAACGGCAAATTAAATCGTAAATCAGTTTATGGCAATACTAGAAAAGAAGTAAAAGAAAAGATGACAAAAGCATTAGCTGATGTTCAAAATGATACTTTCATTGAAAAAAGCGATATTATTCTTTATGATTTAGCCAAAGAAATTGTAGAAGATAAAAAAGATTCTAATCAGATTAGTTCAAGCACTTACAATAGAGCAAAATACACTCTACAAATTATAGAACATAGTGATTTTGGAAAGACACCTATTCAGAAAATAACAGCTAAAGATATAAAAATCTTCTTAAATGATAATATAAATTATTCTGATTCTACTCTAAAAAAGATTTATCAACTTTTAGGTCAAACATTTAAACGAGCCATTGAGAGAAATTATATTTTAAAAAATCCTATAACATACGAGGAGGCTCGAAAACCCAAATCTAGTCAAAAGCAATCAAGGGTTGAAGCTTTATCCATTGATGAGGAAAAAAAGCTTATTTCGGCATTGTCGAACGAAACGTCCTTATATAAATCTATTATATTGTTAATGTTATTTAGTGGTATGCGAGTTGGAGAGGTTTTAGCATTAAAATGGTCTAATATAACTGATAATTATATTGATGTCAAACAAAGTTTAACTAAAGACGAAAACGGTCAAGTTATCATAGGTAACGAAACAAAAACTGAAAATTCTATTAGACAAATACCACTCAATAACATACTAAACGAAATTATTGTAGCAATACCAAAGTCAAATAATTCTGAATTTATTTTTCAAAACATTACTCCCAGAATGGTACATAGCTTCTTAACTAAATTTAATGCAACTAATTGCATTAAAAGTAATATTCATCCACATATGTTAAGACATACATATGCAACAAGGTGCATTGAAGCAGGTATGAATATAAAAGTTCTACAAAAAAGGTTAGGACACAAAAATATTCAGACAACTTTAGATACATATGCTAGTGTGTTCGATAAGTTTGAAGGACAAGAAGATGATAAAGTACTTAATTATTTTGAAGAAAATAAAATCGGGTTGCATTAA